TGATGAAGGTGTCAAACATCTCGGGAGCGATTGGTAGGCTCTTCTCAAACTCCCACACAAGCCGTATGTAACCAGACTGCGTTTTAGATCTCCATGTGGGGGGATGGTTGGAGCATTTTGCAGAGATTATAGCATCTACCTCGGCCCAGTTCACGGGCGCGTCGTAGTCGGCAACGATACCATGAATCAAATTGGGTGGGTTGTCCGTGGAGATTCGTTTAGAGGGGGCACTCCCTTCGACTAGGCTGTAAAAAACATGGTCAGTTTTTGCGTCGGCGCACCACGACCTGAAGTCGGCCTTATTGGGGAACTTAGGTTTTGATTTGTTTAGCGTGGATAGGTCCTGTGTTTTATAGCATTTCGTGTCTCTTAGGTTCTTTATGTAACGGTAATTCATTTGGTGTATCGTGATAAGATTGATCCTTCGGCAGCTAACGGGATATCGGGAATCCAATCAGGAGGCTCCGACATTATTTTCAGAATATGCTCCAAGGACTCCTCAGCTTTATCTGCATCAGCTTCGATCACTACCTCGTCATGCACATGAAGCACGATCTTGTAGCCCGCCTCGTCTATCCTGACAAGCATATCACTGAAAATGTCTCGGGCTAAGGCTTGGGAAGCGTTCTCTGCCACGAACCCACCCCACATCTTGACGGCTACATTTTTACCATGCCGCATTAAATATGCGTAATAGTGCCTGTCCTCACCCTTCCCGTCTGACCGTATAAAACCGTAGTTCAGATGCCTACCGCTGGGGAGATCTACTATGAACGGAGTCTCAGCCCCGTTCACTGTTAAGTTGTAGGCGCAAGATATCCCTGAGCTATAGTCACTCCAGAGTCGGGTGATACTCCGCATTGAGTTTCTATAAAGATCCACAGCACTGTTCGCTTCTTTCTGAGTCATCCCCGCCATCTGCGAGAATCTTTTCTTACCTGCGCCGTAACCACAGCCCAGAACCATCGCTTTTATTTTGTGCCGAAGTTTAGGGTCTTGTTTAAGAGATCCTTTTTCGGTGTCCCATTGACCGAACCGGATAGCGAACGCTTCGTAGATATCTTCCGACTGCTCAATTTCTTTGAGCATCTTCTTGTCCTCAGCCAGCCAGCAAAGTGTTCTTACCTCAATTTGACTAAGGTCGGCCACGATTAGTTTCTTACCGGGTTTGGCAGCGATGAGATTCCTCAAGTTTACTCCGAACATCTCTTCTCTCGGGAGGTTCTGAAGATTCAGATTACCCCCACTCCCACTGAAGCGTCCTGTATGAGCCCCATAATACATGAGGCCACCGTAGTATCGGCTATCCGGCATCGTCGCGTGGTCAAAGCTCTCCAGCTTTTTCTTGAGAGAGTTTATACGACGCCAGCTACGAACGGCATCTATCCATGCGTGTTTCTTACCGTAGTAGTCTATCCATTTTTGTGCCTCTTCATCTGTAGCAGCTAGACTACCGGGCGGTTCAATTCCTTCAGTCCTACACTGGTCGTCAAAAGCCACGCGGCTCAGGAGAGGCTTATCCCCAAGCCACGGTATACTCTCTTCGGCCTCAAACAGTTTACCTTTTATTGTTTCTAGCTGAGCCCTCAGCAGGTCCGCGTCGATGGGGAGCCCTCGTTGAACTATCTCTCTGTTCAAACGACTTATCTGTCTTTCTTTATCCGGCCATGCCCATCCATGCTCTTTCCAAAGATCTAGGCAAAGTTGAGAGTCTACTAGCGCGTAGTCACTAACCTCTTTACGGAACTCGTCCGTCATCTTCTCCCATCTCTTCCCGCTCATATTATCGCGGGTGCTTTTATCAACCTCTATCCCCAGAGCAAATTTCGCAGCACCTTTAAGGGCGCGAGGCATGTGCATATACGCCGCCATATCTGCGGTACAATGCCACTCGGCTGGTTTGACTTCGGGCCACCACGACTGGGTAACTCCATATAGATATAGGGTTTCATCAAAAGATGCGTTGTGGCTTATTACTACGTTATCAGTTAAGAGGTCCCATTGAAAGTCTCTGGGGTGACCTACGAATGAGGTGCCATCCGTGCCAACCACGGACACCATGTAAGCATCGAAGTCGGGGTGAGAAAAATATCCGAGAGGGCCTAGCGTCCTGATACTACAGGCTTTATCGTAGTATGTCTCGTAATCGAGGGCATAGGTTTCCATAATTCAAAGAAAGGCCCCCACTGGAACTGAACGAAAACCAGTGGGGGCCAGTATGGGCGGGTTCAGTTTTATGCGATTACTGAACAGGAGATGAATCACTAACCAGAGCTTACAACCCCGCCGCAATTCCTATCCACCCAGATTTTTAGTTAGCCCCCTCCTGCGCGATTTGATCGGGCAGTGGACCCTTCGCTGCCTCTACGCATTCTTTGAATGGTAGCTCTAGCTGCTCAGCATTTAAGCCGAGCTTTTCTAGAAGACAACCTTGGACCGTCACTAACTTGAGCCTACTCATTTGAATTTCTTCGAGTTGCTCATCCAGCTTAATAATCATTTGCTGGAGCATTCTTGCCTCGTTAGTGAGGATTTCGGTAGTTATTTGTGCGTCGGGCATCTTACTTACCGTTGAAGTCTGATATCCACTTTG